ACACGTCTTCCGGCAGAATTGGATTCAAAGCGACAGGACTTTACCTTATCCCTTACGAGAATCTCAATCAGCCTTGCGTCTACGATATTCGGGAGACCGTTATCACAAACACAATCGTCAATGTAATGGTCTTCACCATATACATATCCGACAGGAAGGAAGCAGTAGTCCTTACCTTTGTCCTTGGTATCACAGACACCAATAATTGCGTCCGGCTCGCCCGAAGGAAGCTCGAAATATCGTCTCAATTCGTCCTGTGAGTATACAAGACCTTCACGCTCGATAGGCTCATTCATATACAAAGCTCGCCAGCTTGCTTCGTCCATGATGTTCCTCTGCTCGTGATAGACCCTCGTAGTGAATCCGACACCGTAAGCATAATCGAAATTGGATTCGTCATTTTCATCGAGAGCCGGGATAACGATAAACTTCGCTCGGTCACTGTCGATATACTCACGCTCGAGCCTACCGATTACATCGTGAACCGACCAGCGAGTAGCAATATGCAGTTCCTTACACTTATCACCGATTTTACGTTGTCTCAAGTCAGTGGTGTATGTTTCCCACAGCTTGTCGAGACGTTCCTTCGACAGAGCTACTTCAATACCCGACACCAAATCGTCACAGTACAGGAGAGTAGCCGCTCGATACAGACCAGCGTTACCAGTACCGATAGAGGTAAATTCCAGTGTCTCAAAACGCTGTCTTTTATCAAGGTCAATACGACAATCCTTTGCATTTGTGCCGGAGACTTTAACCGCCGGGAACACATCTTGCCACAGGTAGTCACCGTTCTTATCGAAGATTCTCAAACACTCGTCATATACTCCTCGTACAAAGGAGTTAGAGTGGCTACCTGTCAACATCGGCTCATTAGGGATTCTGCCACCGAGCCATGTGAGGTAGAAAATTGCGAGAGTGGTCTTACCACTACCCGGCGGCATACTGATAGCCAGCAAATCCAGCTTATCGTCAGCCAGCTCTTGCAGAGCGTCTACCACCTGTTTCAGTACCTTCCTACGAGGAGGGTAGAACTTCTTCTCGGGGTCTCTGTTCCACTCGACATAGAGTAGGTAGCTGTCAAAATCGTGAGGAGCGGCGGCAAGTAGTACCGACTTATGGAGCTGGAAGACCTTCATCACATCTTTGTCCTCGAGCTTCGGATTCATAATCGCTCGCTCACATTCCACCGAGAGCTTTTTCAGATATTCCACCCCGAGGGGAATGTCGGTTTTCATCGTTTCTCGGCAGATATTATATAAATCCTCATACGCTTGGAAATTGTACGAGGTGTGAATACTATCCAGTATTCTATCGAGTAACTGTTTCATAATACCTCCCAATATAGAAAAAGTGCGTTACCGTTCAGAGCCTTAACTCTGTGCGATAACGCACCCAATTACCATTTTCTTCTACGTCTCTTACCCCTATGGTGAGACTTCTCGTTCATACGAACGACTTCAAACAGGACAGCAAGAGGGAAGATTAGCACCGCCAATATCCACATTACTGTTCCTCCGTAAGTTCAATATCAAATTTTTGACCGTCAGTAAATTCCAGTGAAACGGTAGAATCGTCTTCGAGCTGGAACGTCCATACAACTAAAGCTGTCGTACCGGGTTGAATCGAAGTATCACACTGGACAGCTTCGCCTACGTCCTGTGGATAGACCATTACAGGAATCTCTTTTCCATGCTGAAATGCCTTAATATTGATTTCATCGCATGGGATAGCGGTTTCGTCACTCAAATTTGAGTAGTTACAAAAGACCCCGAACAGCTCCGTTTCGTCTTCCATGATAACCATGCCGCTTGTCACAAATTCGAGAGTGTGTTCCGGCTCGGTCTCGGCAGAACAGCCGACTAACAACAGAAGGGAGAGGAGTAGGGGCATAATCAGCTTTTTCATTTGGTGTCCTCCCTCTTAACATAGGTTAATTCAATATCGTACCCGAGAGCTTCCATCATAGAAACGAGGGTTTTGTTGAGAAAACCGTCTTTTTTCTTGATAATTCGATTGACATACTGACCTGTCGTGCCGACTTTGGCGGCGAGCTGGTCTTGTGTCAGTCCGGCTTCGAGACATTTGATTTTTACATCGAGTTCTACATTGTTTTTCAACATATTACAACCCTCCTTGCATTACATTATAACACAATTAAGATTGAATTGCAATAAGATTGTACCATTTACTACGACTTATGCCGAGCTTTTTACAACACTCTGCCACAGTCAGCTCGCCGTCTTTTTGTAATTTTCGGAATTTTTCAAGCTCCTTGGGTGATACAATCTTTTCGGGTCTTCCGTCTACACGAACACCTTTGGCTCGGGCGATTGCCTTACCTTCCTGTGTGCGTTCGACAATCATATCACGTTCAAATTCAGCAAATGCCAGCATGACATTTCGTATCAGCTTCCCGGTAGATGTGTTGTCCATGATACCGAGATTCAAAATGTGGACTGTGACCCCTCGGGAGATAAGGTCTTCGATAATCTGAATCCCTTGAGCCACACTTCGAGCGAGCCTATCCAGCTTCGTGACAACGAGAGTGTCTCCGGCAGTCAGAATCAGTAGGAGCTTATCGAACTCCGGGCGGTCTATCTTCGTACCTGTAAAGGAATCGTAATAAATCTCTGTCGCTCCGGCTTCCCGGAGGAGCTTATCTTGGGCTTCGAGACTGTTTCCGTCTTTCGCTTGTCCTTTGGTGGACACACGAGCATATCCATAAATCATAGGCTACACCTCCGACAGAATCTTATCGAATCCCAAATCAAAGTCACACCTTTTCTGAATATCCTCGGGAGAGTGGGAGACAACGTATTCTTTATCACCCTTGCGTATCACCAGCTCACAGCCGAGAGCTTGAAGCATTTTATACAGGCTCTCCACCGTCATTGTAGGAGCATTGAGCTTGTTGGATATAGACGTATGGCTCGAGTAGCCGCACTGTTCCGCAAGAAGTTTGTGGTTGAAGTTCATATCTTGCATGATGGTTCGTATAATTTCTCTCTCGTCCATGGTTTCACCTCCTTGGAGTAGTAAAAGTAGCTCTTTTTCAAAATTTCCCCTATTTTTCTATAAGGGGCATATAAACGTGTCTCTATGGAAAAAATAGTGAAAAATCTGATTTTCAACTACTTTAACTACTTATCATCGTCAGAAAGCAGAGCGTCCAAATCCATTTTAAGGTCGCTCATTTTCACAACAAACTGTTTGTTCGTACCCATTTTATCTCTGACAATGACTTCAAAACCCATGGCTTCGACCATTTCAGCGAACACGTCCAAACGCATTTCGTTTTTACCACGATTCAAGTAGCCTGTGACGTTGGTTTGGCTCTTGCCGATTTCTTCTGCCAGCTTCGCTTGAGACCATCTGCGAAGTGACATGATTTCTTTTACAATTTCTTTGCCTGTCATGTGATTACCTCCTTTAAGATGTTCTTATTATAACAAATACATTTTTGTATGTCAATACATTTTTGTATTTCCCTTTTTAATTTTTCGGGAATTTTAAGCCACTCCCTCGCCCCGGAGAGCGGCGGCGGTCTCCCCCTCTGGGGGTCTCTCCACAGCTCGCAGAACCGCCCACGACAGCCCGAAAACATCGACCCAATACACCAACAGCACCCCGACAGAAAACCGCCCACAAAGCCAAACAAAGCCGCCACAGAACGACCCCGGACAGCGACCAACAGAACCACACCAGCAGAACCAACAGCGACAGCAGACACCCAGCACAAAGCACACCAGCCCCGGAGCGATGGACAGCAGAACCACAGCCACCAGCCGCCGCACCTGTGGAAGCTGGACACAAAGAAAACCCCCGGACATATAGCCGGGGGGCATGATGTAAAATATTTATTTGTTCATATCCATTAAAAATCCGAGAACCACAAAAGGAAAAATTAAAATACATAAAATAATCAATTCTTTATACCTCCATTTATGCAAAAGTAAAACGCTTTGTTTCTGTTGTCTTTGTGTATTTGGTTGCTACGTCCGGCATATCCTTTTTTAATGCGGTGGTATCTATGCGAGAACTAACAACCGTTTTATATGTGGCTTTGTGTTCCGAGCCTGTGAGCGTGTCCAGCCCGGCGGCGGTCATGTGCTGTTTTACTTCGTCTTTGAGAGCTTCCACCATGGCGGCGGCTTCCTCCTGTAAACGCTGGTATTGTGCCAACTCTGCGAAAATCTCGTTAATATTTCTCATGTTTTATACCTCCATATATTTATAATCATACTGTCGAACCGTTCCGAGGGTGTCCGCTGTTGGGGCTTCGCCTGTGAACCTGTCCACATATTCAACCGGGATATAAAAAGCGGTATAGCGTCCGGTTTCGTTGTTGGTGCAATTATAAAATTCAAAATGATTTAGAACGCTGTCGAAGCTGTGACCCTCGCAATTTTGGTTATTTTTATTTATAGGCATATCCAGCCGCCAAAATGAACCGGGGCGAAGGTTTACCGGGCAAAATAGGACGGTCAAACCGTTATTATATGCGATTCGGGCGGCTTTCTTTGTGATACGCTCAAAATTAAAGCCATCGACAGAAAAATTATATTTACGCATAATATTTACCTCCATTTTTCAAACAAAATTCTTGCAAGAGCTTTTCAACCTGTTTTTGTTTTTCCTCAAAAGGTGCTTTATTTTCCCAGCTCCAAATTTTAGCGGCGGCTTCCTCATATTCTGCAATACCTTCCAAGCGTGAGCCGGGCATATTTCTATAACCTGTGCAAATTGTAACTCCGTAAACCTCGTATACATCAAAATTCCAACCGTAAACCCCGGAATTATAAGCGGTTGCTTCGTGATTTCTTAAAAGGTGTTGTAAATCACAATAACCAGCACATTTTACATTTACAGAACCGTTTACAATCGCTTTGCGTGTTGTCTTAAATTTCATTGTTTTAACCTCCTTTTATAATGCCATGTATGCGGCTTTATTCAGTCCGCAAAATGCGTTTATATGTCTTCCTGTTGTAGCTGTCCAGCCCTCCCACAACTTTACAAGCTCCCCGGCGGCGGTTCTTTTAATAATTGGGGTATCGTAACTGTAAAGCGTTTCGTTTCCAGCTTCGTCAATAATTACTTTTGCTTTTCCGTAAAAGCTCTTTCTTCCATCTGTTGGGGTTGATTCGTAAACTCTCATTTTTAATACCTCCGTAAAATCTGTTTTTGATTTGGTGTAAATACGTTTTTGTATTTGTTGAGTTTAGTATAATACATTTTTGTATTTATGTCAATACTTTTTTGTATTTATTTTTCAAAATTTAATACTTTTTTGTATGCGGCTCAAAATGTCCATTTTGTTAAAACTAAAAATACATATAATAAGGAAGCAACCCGGACAGCGACCAACAGCCGCCACAGCTCCGGCAGATATACATATAATAAGGAAGCCGCCACCGATGGACAGAACCAACAGAACCACAGCCGGACACCCTCACCAGCTCCACAGGACACCAGCGACAGCCGGACAGGGCGAGAGCCGGAGCGACCGCCGCCGGAGCTGGACAAAATACCATATCACGCTAAAGTGCTAAAGTATTGAGGAGGAAATTCGCAGATTTTTGAAAATTTTTGCATAGAAAAAGCCGCCCGGAAGCTGGTCTGTACCAGCCCTCGAGCGGCATAGTCGAAAGTCGAAAGTCGAAAGTCGAAAGTCGAAATCAATTTTCATCGTCAGAGTTGGAAGCTCCAATCTGTTTATAGTCGGAAGTCGGAAGGTATCTGTCTCTGATGTTGTCTGCGTTATAGTCGTTATCCTGTTGAGCGTTCGGGGTGAGAACGTATTCGGTCTTGTCTTGGTAGCCATAGTTGTTCTTACCGAGGAAGATACCAGCCACAGGGTTGATTTTGCCATTTTGCATATAGTCTTCCCACAAAGTTTCCATAATTTTATGTGCCTTTTTTATAGCGAGTGCCACCTCGGGCGGCAACGCAGAGTTGTACCCCGAACCACCAGTCGGAGCGTCATTAACAATAGCCCATAAAGTTCTTCGTGACATTCCGTTCAATGCCATAGCCAATCCACTCACTGTCGGTTTGCTATCACACTGTACCATATACTCGAAATAATGATTGATACGCTCATGTACTTCATCAACATTGTGCATATCAATATCCGGGAGATTCATTAAGTACAGGTTCTTCGACAGATACTTCGCATTATCTCCACCTTCTACCATGAGCATATTATCACCAATCATAGGGGAGTTCCCACCACGAGGTTTTCCCTTGGATTTCTTAACAGGTTTCGGTGTCTCAACCACTTCCTCGGCTTCCACCGGGTCGCTTAACAGCTTATCAATGTCCATTTTCATGTCTCCTTTCCTAATACATTTCTGTATTTAGTACATTTTTGTATTCAAGTAGCAAAAGTAGTCGAAAATCAAAATTTACCTTATTTTTTATATAGGGGCATGAATATATGTCTCTATGAAGAAAATAAGGGAAAAACCGAAGAACAACTACTTCGACTACTTCAAACCGTCAAAATCGAATACAAATTCGTATTTTTAATACATTTAAGTATTATACTTTTTTGTATTATACATTTTTGTATTTAAGTACAATTTTGTATTTAATACGAATTTGTATTCAATACATTTTAGTATTTATGCTTTGCTTCACTCAAGCTCGCCATACATCTACGAGAGAGGTCGTTGAGGAAAGCGTCAGTCGCATTTGTGACCTTATAGCAAGCTCGGTCTCCGAAGAAAACGAGGTAGCTGTCGGTCAAAAGCTCATGTGCGACAGTCGTGTACTCCTTCGTCATAGCACAACCACCTATCGCCGGAGAGCCATCGGGCATAACATCGAACCCGGTACAGGTGCTACCCCAAACTTGAGGGAAGACTATCATATCAAAGTCGGGAGGAAGTCGCATGAATTTACACTTCTCCGCAAATGCGGCTTTGAACTCCTCGTCTGCCAGTAGAGCTTGTTTTGCTTTGTACTCTATGAGTTCCAAATTAGGATATGGTCTGTTCATTTGCCTGTACCTCCATTTCGATTTCTTTCACGCAGTCGGAACAGTAGCACCCTTCGTAACCCTCAATCTCATAGAGGAAACAGCACCACATTCTGTTCCATTTGCCTTTGTCTGAACATCTTTTACAAGAGCCTTGACCCTCGCCAGTGCATTTAGTGACCTTCATTGTCCAGCACCTCCGTAAAATAGAATGTCACTCGGTAGTTTTCATCATCGAATTTTACTACCTTGCGAATTGTGAATAATTTCTTATCATCAACGAGATAGGTCTCAAGGTCTCCTTGAACGGTCATAGAGATTCGGTTCTTCCGAAGGAGCTTCATTACCTTACCACGATGATAACCGTATTTCTTAAACAGCTCGAACAGGAACTTATCTTTCTCCCGGGCGATTCTGTTTGCCAGCTCGTTTGTCATGGCTCTTACCTCCTGTAAGTTTGTATTTTATAATCCACCATATCTGTTTTAGGTAGCTTGGTCGCTTATATGGCATTGGGAACACCTCCTGTTAAGCCGATTCTTCGTCCACATCTGATAACAATTCATCAAGCCATACCGAGCGTCCGCTAATAAGTAGATTGTCGAATATTGCCATCAGCACATCAACGACAATCGAGTTTCCAGCCTGTTTATAAAGCTGGGAATTTGAATTTACACTTGCGGCTCTCTCGAACGCTTCATCATCAAAACCCATAAGACGGTAACATTCCTTCGGAGTGAGCTTTCTGATTCTAACTGACTGTTGTTCATCATTTATTATCATAGGCTGTTTGTACCCTCCTTGCATTGTGTTGAGCGTAGGAGAGAGAGAGTGCTTATCGTAAACATTCCCGGAGAAGTTACCACCTGTATACCCGGAAATATTACCTAACTTCTTTACGTCCATTCTATCACTCCGTTCATGGTGTCAAATCCTGTGCCGAAACCTTTGTAATCTCTTGCACATAGGGTCTTTGCAACAGGAAGATTCACCTTATCAATTCGTCTGTAATTGAGGGCGGCGGTTGTACTCGACAACCCCTGTACCCTCTGCCTTACGGTTGCTGATTCCTCGGTCTGTTCTCGCAGAAATGCAATTTGCGATTGTACGTCTCTGTGGGTTGTTAATTGAGAGGTCGAACGTCTCTCTCTCTCTCTCTCTCTCTCTCTCTCTCTCTCGGCTGTGATAACACCGTTATCCATCAGCTTTGCAATCAAGAGAGAAGACTTTTCATTATCAATATAGAATTTCTCCTCAACAGTTTCTTCGAGGTAATCCATCATGCTTTTGGTAAGCGGCTTCGGTTTCGGGAAGTAGAAGCAGTAATCCCCGAGAATACTTACCATAAAACAACGATTTCTATTTTGAGCCACTCCATAATCTTTAGCGTTAAGGTCTTGCCAATAGTTTGAGTAACCCTTGCTCTCCAAAAACTGAATCCAGCTATTGAAGTCTGCCATATTTTTATTGCTATGTACCTGTGGTACATTCTCCATGAGTAGGAGCTGGGGAAGATGTTCAGTTTCATTGAGAAGTCGTTCCACCTCCCACAGCAATCCGGAGCGTGTGCCGCTACCTTTACTCATGCCTTGCTGTTTTCCGGCTACGGATAAATCTTGGCAAGGGAACGAATAGGTCATAAGATAACAATAATGGTCTGTGTCTACAATACCTAAATCCTTGCCTTGTATTTTTGTAATATCGGTAGGAGTGAAGTTCGTACCATGGATAGCGTTATAGCTTGCCACAGGGTATTTATCGAACTCAACGAGCCTGTAATGCTCGAAATTCACTCCGAGTTTTGTCAATGCCATCGCCTGTGAACCGATACCTCCGAAAAGCTCAATTAGCCTTATCGGTTTCTTATTTATGAATGGTAGTTTCATTTACACCACCTCCTTGAGCTTCAATCCCCAATAGATAGCAAAGCCGGAGGAAGTCGATTTTCTCTCAAACCATTCCGGGTGACGCTCCATTTCGGAATTGAACTTACGAGCCGAGAGGATATAAGCACCTTCGGACTTCGCCCAAATCTTGAACGCATTGTAGAGGTCTTTCGCTCTGATAGACACATCTTCCTTATGCTCACAGCGAGCTTCGAGGAACTGCAACACGAGGTCATTGTCTCGCTCATACTTCTTAACTACCTTCTTGAGACCATCGCCCATTACGAGACCTCGCTCGGTGTAACGGATATATCCACGCACCAACCACATGAAAATGCCGCTCATACTGGACTGCTCACAAAGCTCGTCCTTGAGGTGAGTGTCCTGTTCTTCCGGGGAGAAGTGACGGTTAAACTCGATTACCTTAATACGCTCGGAAGCGAAGATACTCTTGTCAGTAACCATCGGAAGGTCATTACAGGAGAGCCACATCGTAAACTGTGGGAGGAAGGTAATCGGAGACTGGTGTAATGCTCGCCCGGTGATTTCCTCGCCGCCTGTGAATCTCTTAATCTGTTCCTCGTCCAATCTGCCATACTCATTACTCTCGGACATGGTAACAAATCTCTTACCCTTGAGAGCTACCAGCTCGGGAGTAGCGGCTTCCACATCACGCTTGCGGTCTCCCTTACAAATCATACCGACAGGTGAAACCTTGGAGTAGTCACCCAACATATACTGAATCGTATTCAGCAGAGTGGATTTACCGTTACGAGTGGTCTTGCCATGGAGGATAAACATACAGTCCTCATTCGCCATACCGAGGAGAGAGTAGCCCAACGCTCTTTGAAGGAAGTCTGCCTTTTCGGTGTCTCCCTGTGTAACCTCGTCAATGAACTCCTCCCAACGCTCGCACTTAACGTCTCGGGAAACTGTGTGTTTGAAAGCGGTCTGCATGGTGAGGAAGTCCTCCCAGCTATGCTCTCGAAACGTACAGTCTCGAAGGTCGTATGTACCATTGAGACAGTTAATGAGATAAGGGTTGCTGTCGAACTCAACAGCAGAGATACGAAGCTCACCTGTTGCGTCCTTTAGGATTCTATCTCTCATGCGTCTGTCACCCATGGAGCGAACGAATGAGGTGTAGGCTTTGCGAGTGTCTTCGTCTTCGATTTCCCCACAGTAGAGAATCATAAGACGAACGAAGTCTTTGATTTTTTCGGAAACGAGGATAGCTCCCTCGTCTTTTCGCCATGCACCCTCGAAGTAGGTGTACCAGCTCTTGTGTTCCGGGCAGTAGCGAGCTTCTCGGTTATAGAGCATACCGAATAGGGTAGCCATACCCATTTCAGACCATTCAAAGCCGGAGCTGGTCTCGTCAGCTCTCTCCGGGTGATAGTTGTCTATCTGATACATTTTTGCGGAGAGGTCTTCGTCCAATATGGTTCTGCCATTACGAAGTTTGTATAATTCTTCCATTACGCACTCACCACCTTATTCAGAAGTTGTTCGTAGAGATTCTTATAAATATCTCTTTCGGTTTCCAGCTTGGTAATGTCTGCCGCCGGAGCGATAGGCTCAACCGGGAGAGCGAACTCGTCCTCGGGAGCTGTCTGACTGATACCGAGAGAAATGAGGAGAGCTTTGTCGATTTTCTCCATTTCCGAAGTAGATACGGAACGAATGAAGTCTCCGAGACGTTCTTTCGATACTGTGTAAATTCCCTCACACAAAGCTGTTGACTGTGCCTTGCACTTTACAGGAACGTGAGTAGGGAGAGGAATTTTCTTCGATGTAGTCAGATATACGATTTCTACGACAGGAGAGGAAGCGTTCGCCTTGTCGTTTGATACGATGATACCGGGTCTGCCGGATTCCATTTCACTTCCAGTAGCGAGACCCATACCCTTGTTGATATAAAAAATATCTCCTCTGTAATATTCCATGATGTAACCTCCTAATCTTCAATACCGAGTTCCCGGAAAATCTTTTGGAGCTTCGGGAACTGAACGGCGAACCAATCGACCATTGTTTCATCATGTCCGAACTGGTTAGCGTGTTGGAAATTTGCCTGTAAGCCGCTCTCACCGAGGAAAGCGTGAATGAGTTCGTGTCGAAGGTTCTTTCTCTGCAATCGAGCGAAGTCTTTGAGATTGTTATTGTTTTCGGACTTAATTACGATAACTTTCGCTGTGTGGTCGCAGTAACCGTCAACGTCTTCGAGGAAAGCGTCCTCTTTGATTTCCTTATATTCGATGGTATAGGTTGTACCTAAAACGTCCACTGTTTTCATCGTTTCACACTCCCCATTACTGCCACCGCACATTTTTGTTTATCCTCAATCCACCACGCACACTGTTCTCTGATACAGAAGACAGGCTGTGTACCGATACTGACTTTGTGATTCTCGTCTACGACAGTGTTAGTCGTGAGGAGAGGACATATAATTTCCTTTGCCATAATGACACCTCCTACAATGCTTTGCTGATTTTAAGAAGCTCCTCACGAGCTACCATAATTCTACGTTTGATTGATTCTCGGCTATCCTCGTTGGTGAGGTTTCCGTAGCCGGGAACAGGGGTATATCCCTTTTCTGATTTTTCCTTCTGATAAACACCGATGGAGGTCTCAACTCCTTTGAGCAAGGTGTTTACCATGCGAATGTTTTCTTTTACGTTCATTCTGTCGTTCCTCCTGTGATATACTCGTGAATGATTTTCGTACCACGACCCTTGCACTTGGTATAGGGTCTGACATATACAACTTTGCCGGATTTCAAGTGTCTCATGTGACCTCGAACATCGAACTCGTGTTGAGGTTTCGTTCCTTTGCCTGTGGCAACCGTAGGAGCGTGTTCACGAGAGATAAAGGCTTTGAGCTTACTGTAAATCAGTTCGTCAGAATCGGACTTACTCAAACCATTGAGCCTGTGTTTCCCGGAGCTTTCCACGAATACTCGGTCAGCGTACAGAATGGAGTAGGCAACCGTCATGTTGATTGTGACCGTCATAAGAGTAACCTCTTTGAGCCACTGTTCCTTACCTCGCTGAATTGGCATGACCTTGAAGGAAGTAGCCCAATCGAACGATACCGGGTCGTAGTCCTTCATGGTACAGGTAACAACACCTACGCACCTGTGACGGTAGAAGACCGTACACTTGAACAGGTGACAAGCTCCTTTGGATTCAATGATGGTATCAATCTCGTATGTCTCTCCGGGGTGGATATTCTCGAAAATGTAATGAATATTGTGGAGAGGGAACTTATCCTGTGTGGCGATATTGAAACTCGCCGCTATATAACCTTTTTGCTCTGTGAGCTGATTCAATCTGTCGAACTCTGCTCGATTTATTCGGATTACATTTTCAATCATATACCAACCCTCCGTTTGAGTTTATGTACTCGCCCCACAAGGGGGCGAGATATTAAGATAAGAGAAAGACCGGGCGAACACCAAAAGAGAAAGAAGCGCTGGTGTAGCTCGCATTACCGCCGGTGTCGACAATGGCGAAAAGGTAAGCGTAGTCCTCGTCTCTGTTCTGCAACCAGTACCATTCCCAACGCATTTCATCACCGACAGGCTGGAAAGCAATACGGTTTCTACGGTCTTTCATAAGCTCGAACTGCTCTACGTCAGCACCTTCCGGCTTACCGTAGACGTTCTCACCGAAGATTTCTTTCTCGGTAGGAATACGGAGCAAATCGAAGAAATCAGTGTTACCGATTCTCATACCCACCATGCGGCTCTTAATCTCGTCCGGGAAGCGGTCAAGGATTTCACCATTGAGAGCGTGTCTCAAATCAGAATTGAAGTAGGAAATCTCCATGCTACCCATTCTGTCGGGTGTCTTAAACATCGGGTACTCCTTGGAGAGACAGTCCTTTGTGATGAACAGCATACCTTCGCTGGTTTCCTTCACAGCGATAGCTTCGATTTTCTCTCCGTCCTTGAGCTGGAAGTGAATCACATCGCCAACCTCAAACATTTCAACGTCAACGCTCATTTTTCTTTCTGCTAACATAATCGTTATCCTCCATTATTCTTCTGCGGATTCCGCAGTATTCTACACCCTTACATTTGCGGCGAAGGGCATACCTACAAGTTTCATTGTTCGGACAGGTGCG